CGGATGGCGATGGGAAATAGCTTGATTTCAGCGCGAGTTCTGCGGCGTTCGCAACGTCTGCGATGGCATCGAGTGATATCGGTTGTTCTGTCGCGACTTCGAAATCTGACCCGATCTGCTCTTCTTTCGGCAGGTATGAATTCCCGATCCATCCCCGGCGAGTGAATAGCGATATGAGCGACTGATTCTCTACGCCCTGATCCATGACAGGCTGCCCCGCGACATAGTCCACATCGGACCCCGCCGGAGTGAGAATCAACCGAGGATCTCCGCCGTAGATATCGCTCATTCAAGGATCCCCTGAAGCTGCGATTTCGCGACGCCAACCAGAGTCGAACTATCGATCATCGTCCCTCCGTTTGACGTTGTCATAGCGAGAATCCCGGTAATCAGATTCACGAGCGCCGTCAACAGATTTTCGGTCTGGTTTGCAATTGTTATTTTGCCATTCGATTTCAGGTAGATGTACCCGAGCTGAGTTCCCGAGGAATCGTATGCGTAGATTTTCCGCTCACCCTGTGCGACAGTCGGAGCGTTGTTGTTGTCCGTAGCGAGCGCCGCGAGATAGGATGCGTCGAACTCGAACAGAAACGCATGCTCTCCGGGGAACGGATTGAAATCCTCACCTGATCCGCGGATGAGTTGCGCTTTTTGCGCCGCCCCCGATGAATTGACCTGTAGCATTCGTTGCGCGGTCGCACCTGATTGCGCGTTAAATGGCACTTCAATTGTGGTGGCTGTCACTTTTCCATGTCGCGCTCTGATACTCATGTCGCCCACGGCTCCTGTAATGGTGAGTTACTATACACCTGAGGCGGCACCAGAGACAACGTAGTTGTCTGTTCGGTCGCGGTAAAATTGTGCTCACTCTGCCTGATCAAAAATGTAAATCCTTTCGGGATGTGAAGCGACGGTGACACAACAGTTACTCGAGTGTTCGGTGACCAGAGCGAACCATCTGGCGCGTACCACCCTGACACCGGTATTTTGAGCGTCAGCGCTTTCACAAGTTGCTGATTTTTCGCGAATGGTGCAGATACTTTGACATTGCCCTCATCAAGTTGGCCGGCGGTAACACCCTGCACACGCCACGATGGGACCATGCTGTCTGTCGCCTCCGACTGGATCACACTGCCATATGCATCCTGTCCGTATACGACATAGGTTCCGAATCGTTGTCTTCCATCGAATTTGATATTCCAGGATGTAACGTTTGACTCGGACTCTCGAAGAGTCCCGACAGCCGATCCGGTATTGGCCGCCCACACGAGTAGGTTACCGTAAAAATCGTTTGTCGCGAGGCACTGACGCTGGAACGCAAGGCGCGTGACAACGTCTCCCCATTTGTCTGTCACCGAGCATTGGACTACCGGGAACGGCTCAAGGTACGCACCCGAGAGAACAGACACACAGTCGGTACCCAGTCGTTTGGTTGCGACTTTCCCGAAATCGATAATTGAAATGTTGTACCAGAAACAGCCTCCGCCTTGCGCGTCAGGTTGCACCGTCGAGTCAACAAGGTCTGCAGTCGATGCAGCGCCTTCAAGGTCTTTGGTAGTTCCTGACATTTCTATTTTGTTGGATGCAGAATACAGATACCCGGTATTGACAAGCCGCGGCCCGAGGTAGATTTGAGCGTGAGGATACGCATATGGGGCAAGAAGTTTATCGATACCCGAATCCTGTCCTGGAATCCACGGCACGGTCGCTGTCCATCCATCGGTTAGAGTATCGGCCGATCGTGAGATTTTTCCCGCTACTACCGGCAATTCCTTCGACACTGAGCCGTCGCGCGAAGTCAAAAGCAGCGTGAATGAGTCTTTCGGCCTTCCTTGCATTCTCACTTCCGACGCAGACGGGCTGAATGCGAAACTCATGCTACTGCCTCATAAATTGTGATCTCGCGACCTGCCGTCAGAATGATCACATCACGGCCGGTCAAATGGTTTGTGTCGATGAGATACTGGTAGTTGTCATTGCCTTGAGAATCGTACTCTGATCCGTACTGTTCAATCGCAACTCCGATTGTCGTTTTCGGGCGGTCAAGTGTGACAACGCGTGCAATTTTAAGGTCAAATAGAATTGTCAGCAAATACTGTATTGACAAACCCAAAAGAATTGCAAGGTCTGCGTATACTCCGAGCGTTGAGAAATACTGACCAGTGAGAGGTACTCCGAAAAAGTTCGTCTGGATCGCGTCGAGCGCTGCAACCATCGCGTTGAATTGACTTGCGATATTGGTGGCAGCGTTCACGCACGCATCACGCGTCGATGGTACCGAGTTTGCTATGAGTTGAGATACCGCGATCATTCCAGATACCGCATACAGTTCTGCAATCTCGACCTGATTTTTCGCGGGCCCGTTGTTCCCTGAAGGAAGATACCCTTCGACAACCGACTGAACGAAGGAAAGGCTTGCTGTCACAAGCGATGGAAAATCACCGGACGCGATTGCACCGAGTGATACAAATGTCTGAACGTCTGTCGCGATTTTCGCAGGGTCAATCGTTGCCGCCTGAAGGTCTGCGGTGAGCGTGTTGTATGCGGTCGCCGATTTTCCCGCGAGATCCGATGTCGCCGCGATCAATTTTCCGATTGGAGACGAATTGAAAAGCGATGCAAGAGCTGTCCCGGTCTCTGCGGTCTGTACCGATGCGGCAGGATCCGTCAAATCGGTGCCAGCGATAAACTGCGCGGCAGAGTCAGATTGAGACTGTGCGGCCTGTCCGTTTATCGTTGATGCCAATTCCTGCACCGACTGTTGAGCTGCAGCTATCGTCGTCTCGATCCATGAGGTTGTGGCGACTGTGATGTTACCGGAGGATGTCGGATCAACCGACAGTTTTACAGCACCTGTCGGCTGCGCTACGATCTGCCCGAGTACCGGGTGATTGATCGTCCACGCTCCGCGCTCGGTGAACGCAGCCTGAAATTGCGACGCGATAATGTCGTTATCATCACCCTCGAAATACAGGGTGAGCGGAAACTCACGAGACGAATAGCCGAGGTCTTGTGTCAGTGTTCCATCGACAAGCGGATACTGGAAAACACCTACCCGTTTTGTTCCGGTGATATCGTTCGACGACCATCCTGCGATGAACCGTGTTTTTGAAGTCGGAGATACAAGACTTATGGTTTTTCGGAGTCGGTCCTGCCAGTTCACTGCATGCCACCATGCCACGCGGGACCTTGCGCACCCGAGATATCCTGAGAGGTTCGAACGCTCGAGTTGACCCCTTGAGCCATCGAGTTATCGACATTGACACTGTTGTTGACGGTTACGGCTCCTGCTTTGTGCGGTGCAAGAAGGTCTGTCGGATTCGTCGTCCCAAGGAATGCGTTGCCTTTCGCCTGAGTGCTCCCGAGCCAATCGGCGGCCGATTTGAGCGCGCCTCCAACTCCGGGGATGTGCGACAACAGTGTGAGAGCTCCGCGGACTGCATCGATGAGCAGGTTCAGTGGCGCAAGAAAATACGACAGCACGGCCTCCCCTGCTTTTTTGAGTGCACCGATAACCGCAGTCCCCACCGTGACAGCAAACCGCTTGATTGACTCCCACGCTTTATCAATCCACGCCTTGATCTCGCCCCAGTGTTTCACCGCGAGTATGACTATCGCGATGAGTGCGGCTATTCCGATGACGATGAGGCCGATCGGGTTTGCTGACATCACGAGATTGAGCGCCTCCCATACCGTCGCAGCGCCGCCTGTCACAAGCGAAAATGCTTCGATTAGTCCAGAGGCCACGCTGAACACAGTTGAGGCGACACCTGCCGCGATCATCGCCGTTTTGAGTACAACGATTGACGCTACAACGGTACCGATCAGAGGCCCCCACCGCTTGAAAAGCTCTACAACACGGTCGATAACGTTCGCTGCGCCCTGGATGAAATCTTTGATTTTCGTCGCAATGAGGTCTTTGTTCGCCGTGACCCATTCCTGCACTTTGTCGATGAGCGGAGTCAATTTCTCAAGGAGCGCGCCAAGCACCTGATCTTTCAGGTTCGCCATCGTTCCCTTGATTTTTTTCATCGTGTCGT